TCCCCTGTTAAGGCCTTTATCCGGGTCTGTAAGTCGTTAGCCTCTTTTTTCAGTTTTAGGAAGGCCGGTGTAGCTCTGTCGTCTGCCGTAAGGGCTGCGTCTTCCATCGCCTCTTTAGTATTCCTTAACCGGACTCTCAAATTAGCTAACGTATTTACGTTCTCCTCTGCGGCAGCACCCCCTTTACTGCTCTCCTCCACAAAGTCTGAGAGCACCTTAACTACTGCCTTTAACCCTCCTTCATACAAAGAGACTTTCGCTATCGCCTCGTCTAGTTGGCCTTTTATAGTTATGCTTTCTAATAAGCTTGGGTTTTCCTTAAGTTCCTTATTTAAGGACTCAACACTGCTTGTTGCTTGATTAAATTGGTCTGTAAAATCCCCCTGTAAGTCCCTCGCTACCTCGACTATGGCTTTACCAGACCTCTCCGCCTCGTCGGCAAGTGCTTTCAGTGTGTCCGAGTACGATTCTTCCGCAGTCAAGTCTCTGAAATACTCATCCGCCTGATCTTGGTTTCTTGCGAGCAGAGAAAAACCTTTAACTGCTGTAGTTAAAAAGCCTAAAACACCTTCGGCAAAAGTCCCTAAAGGTCCCCCACCCTCCTCTAACTGTGTTATGAAGAGCGTAAATTCGTTGTTAAGTCTGCCTTGCGCTGCCGCCAGAGTCTCTACTCTCTCAATCGTTTCCAATTTGAAAGCCTCTTCAAGCCCCCTGGACAGTGCAGGTATCGCATCCACCGATAGCAGCCCGCCTACTTCCAACATGTCATTAAGTTCACCTGTGGCCAGACCTAGCGCTTTCTCCAATATCTGGAACGCCCCGGGAAGCCGTTCACCCAACTGGCCCCTGATTTCTTCCGCCTGCACGTTTCCTTTTGAAAGTATCTGTTCCAAGGCTCGCAGAGATCCGTTAATGTCGTCCTGGCTCCTACCTAATGCTGCGCCCGCAACGACCACGTTCTCGAACACCCTTTGCGTTTCGGCCAATGTAAGGGTCGTACTCTTGGCAGCGGCTAAAAAATTGGTGTACCTGTTCGTTAGTCCGATAAGGTCTGCCCCGGCCCTTTCCGCTACCACCGATAAAAACGCTGTCGCATTGTTGAAGCCTACTTGGGTTTCCGTAACCTGCTCCAATCCGAACCTTACGGAGTCCAAGGCCTTGACCTGCTCAAAGAGCCGTTGGGCTATTTGTATCCCTGAAAATAACCCGAAAGCACCTAAGAGGCTTCTCGTGACCCCGAGGACGCCCCTGACCGCGCTCCCATAGTTACCTACGTTGTCCCTAAAGTTGCCTACGGCCCTGTCGGCCGTTCTGACTTGCCCGTCGAGCCTTTTAAACTCTGCTGTGGCGTTTCGTATCTGCTTGTTGGACGCGCTCTGGGACGCTATTAGGTTTCTCAGGGTGTTTGCGGACAGGTCTCTCTGCTTACGGAGTCTTGCATAAGCTTGCGTAAGATTTGAAGTTAATACCGCCTCATCTTTGGCAAACTTGTTTACCTGAGACCTTATAACCCTTTCTTGCGCCAATTGCTGTACGTCGTTTGCGCCTATCGTTTGGTTTCTCTCCCTCTGCCTTGCGACTTCTCGGAGGGCTTTTTCATACTCGGATAAAGCCGAGGTGGCTTTTTTGGTCTCATCCGTGGCCTTTCCCGCCGCTTCCCCGAGGCCTGAACCACCTAAAGCACTTCTTGCCGCGGATTGGAGACCGTTTACGTTCGTAATAGACGCAGCTATCCTTTTATCGAGGCGGTCGAACGCATCGAATACACTTTGATTTACTAGGTTTTCACCACTAACTTGCCCTTTTGCCATTTCTCTGTATTGTTCGGTTCATAGCCTTGAATTGACCAATTGTCAATTTGTCGGGGTCATTTATCGTAAATCCTGCCAAATTTAGCGTAGCTATGGCATCGTCTGACGAAAAACTCCTTTGTGTCTCGGTTGTTTGCGACCGGTTTATGGCTTCTAATTGTATTAGGTTGTTTTCGTATTGCGATCGGTGCTTAGTTATGTAATTTTTTAAGGCTGTGACCTGTTCCGCAATATCCTCTTTGTAGGGCATCCCTGCTTCTAGGAGTATTTCTTTACGGTCTAGCCTGGTTATTAGCACCCATTGAAGCGCTATGACGGCGTTTTCCGCCTTTAAATGTGATAGTAGTACCTTTTTCTGCTCTTCGAGCAGGGCAGAGGCCTCTAGCGAGTCATCATCCTCCTCCCAAGTCTTTAACATCTTGGACCATTTGCTTTTGCCTATAAAAAGGTGCGCCCTACGCTCGGGCCCCGAGAGCAATTCATAGAAAAGTTTAAACGGGAAGTAACCATATTTGGTTTTCCTTAGATTATCTCTAATTGCCGACATATCTCATTTTGCATTTCAGGGATTAGTTTGTCGTTGACATACTCGGACAAGCTTTCTTTTGTAAGACCTAGTAGGACCTGTTCCCCAAATATATCCGAAAATTTATCAATAACCAAGGGTGCGGTGGCACCTCTGCTGAATATTTCAAAGTGTTGGGACGTAAATCTGACGTACATTCCGTCAAAAAGGGCTCCCGTCCACTCGAAGTTGTAATTGTCGCCCGCTGTTTTGGACTGTCTGGTATTTTCGCCTTCTGCAAAGGACTCTGTCGCTTCGGCGTAAGTGCCGAGGCTCTCGCCGAAAATCCCTACCCCCCGGGATAGTTGTATTTGGTTTAAATCGATAAGGTACGCTTCAAACCTTTTCGAGATTTGAAGCGCAATCTTATACACTCTAGCCTTAGTCCTTAGAGGCTTTAGCCTTTGCCGAACTTGAACTAGCGTTGACATCCTTTTCGTTTTTAGGTATGCGGTTCAATTTTGCGGCTCCCTCGTCCTTCCCGAAGTACTTCACGATACACTCATCGATTTCCCCCTTGTGGTCCGGATACCTTTTTAAGAGTATCTGTTTTACGGTTCCCGCGCTCTTCTCTTGTAATGACTTACCTATCAATATTGCCATAAAGATTAAACTTTAACGATTATGGTGTCCAGGTAGTACGTGCTGCCCGCAATGGTCCGTCTTCCGTTAAACCTGATGTAGGCCGTAGTAAGGGCCGTGGTAATGCTGATGGCGTAAACGCCAGTACTACCGGTTTCGGAAACCGAGGCGATCGTGAGGGCGTTCCCGTCATCGTCCGTCGCCGAAAAGTCCGCCGAAAGAGCTCCTGCAAGAGGGGCGTTGGACCCTGACTTGGTTACTGTCAGATCAAAAGCCAACGCAGATCCCGATGTTACCGAGTCAACTGTTGCCGTAAGCGGGTAAACCTGTTCGATTTCGCTGAATAACCAGTCAATTTTGGCCTCCATTGGGTTCAGTTCGTCCCCGTCGTTGTCCGTAAACGTAATGTCGATAGTGGTGTACTCTACCGGCTGCTCCGTGGTAGGCAGCGACCTCTGGCTTACCGAGATGGTGGCATTGCGGCCTTGGGGCTTACCGTCATCCTGTAAACGTGCGACTACAAACCCGTTAGTGGTCTGGAAGTAGATACGTCCGGTCTTACCGTCCATCTTTTTAAGTTCTGCGTGAACGACGGCGTTCACCTGTAATATCGACCTTACAACTTTCGTCGCCGAGGTCGTCTCCTCGTTGATGTCCAGCGCGGCGTCAGTAAAAAACTGCGCTTCCTCGCTGTTGTCCTCGAACTTACACTTACCTAGGTAAGTTAAAGTTCCCGCTACCGCCGCCGTGTCCCAGTTATCCTGGATCTTAAGCGCCGTGATACTTGCAAACTCTTGGGTCGATTCCGCAAAGAACACCCTCTCATAAGCGCCGATTATGCCCTTACTGTTGATGCCTCCGCTCGCCACGATATTCGTGTTGGCTCCCGCGCCCGATACTTCTGTGTATTTTGACATTTTTGTTACTAATTAATATTAGGTTCGTAATCTTCTGAATAATTTACTGTAAATGATAGCCTCATAACGTCCCAAATGAACTGCCCTTCGCGTTCGTCCTCGACTTTGTAGTCCGGGAACAACTGCACGCCCGGCAAGTCCGTGGTCATCGTGATGGCGCTTAGGCTGAATCTCCTCTCGATCTGCTCCCACATCGGTCGCAAAACTTTCTTGAAGCTCCTGTCGGCGTTCAACCTGACCCCGTTCAAGAGGTCGATGTTAGACTCTATGACGCATAGGTTCAACACTACCGGCCTTGAATAGACACCTTGGAATGTGGAGTCTGCCGCCTCGTTCGGTACCGACCATATCAAAGGGTTGTGCAACTCTTGGTATTGCGCTAGGTATTTCCTGAGGGCGTCCGTGTCACCCCACCCGAAGGAGGGTTTCCTGGAGATGTTCGCGTTGATGTCCACGGGCGGCATTAAGCTCACCTGTTCGGCCATCAACTCCTCAAAAAATAATAGTTTCATATCCCTATAGAGTTTTTATATTCGTAGCTGCCAGAGTTTTCACCTCTTAAGAATTTGGATACATCCTGTTGGATCTCATACTCAAAAACTTCGGATTTCGACAAATAGTCGAGTAAGTCCTCATACTCATCTACGAAAATATTCCACCTTTTTACATACTTGGCCGAATTGTCGGCTACCGTAAACCCCTGCGTCTTGCCCTTTCCGGAGCCTACTGCTGTTTGGGTTATTTCGGTAACTTCCAGCCATTCACAAAATATGGCGTTCTCCAACATGGGTCTAAGACCCTGCCACGAGCCCGCGCCGTTTACCAAGTCTATATAGGCTTGGTCTGCGTCCACATTTGAGCCATAGTTGAACGGACGCTTACCTAATTCGGCCTGGATCAACACATACTGTGCGTCTCCGAACACCTTTTTAAGTACTCTCCTCTCCGTTTCCGTAATGACCTTATCTAACCCTGAGTTATTGTCAACTCCCGCGCTCTCGTTGACCGCTGTTGAAATCTTCAAAGGTTCGTCTACAAAGCTAGATATGGTCGTTATGTTTGGCATCTGTAAATTATTCCTTGTTAGTAATCTGCTGTGCCTCTTTCTGTGCGCCCTCCACTATGGCTTCCGCACTTTCGTTGGCTTTTTTGATTATTGCCCTAGCCTCTTTTTTAGCTTTGTCAACTATGTCCGAGGCTTTAACTGCCGCCTGTTTCTCGCCTGTGCCCTCTTGCAGCTCTACGTATTCCGCTACCCCGTACTTGTGTACAAGTTTAGCGGCCATAGACGCCGAGCAGTTGGCCATTACAGTCCCTTTCTTTACGGTTTTGTACTTTTTAATAAATGTTATAGCCTTTGCCATTCTTTATGTTTTAATCCGGGGTACCTCCCAGTAATACTAGTGCGGCATCAACGTCCGTAACTTTAAGGAATCCGCTCTTGTCCGCAGCACGGATAAGCAGTAACAGTCGGGTACGTACCTTGATGGTCTCCATGTCCTCCACGAACTGGTCGGCGACCAAACCTCTTGACAGGAGTACTCCGTACTTCTCGTAGATACGTGCAAACCTCCTGTCCCCTACTACTAGAGCGTTGTCGTCCATGTTGTTGTCGATGATGATCGTCATCGAGCCTATGCCCGAAATTTCCTTGAACATGTAGTTCTCGTTGGCGTCTTTGCCAAGGCGCAGATCATCCGCTGTATTGTCGTTCATCACGACAATATCCGGGGAGTATTTGGAACCTCTGCCCGTGGTTATGTCGGTTCTCATCCTTGTCACGAGGTCGTAGATGTTCGGTGCAACGATTGATTCCTGTGCGGCCGTGTATGCCGGGGCAGCCGCCATAAGTCCCTCTATGGTACCCGCAGTACCTGCGCCCTTTATAAGAGCTAGGTCCCTAACGGTGCTTACATTGGTGTCCAGGAACATTTCGAGTTCCGCGGCTGCGGTAACTTCGTCCGTTCCGAACTCGTCCGATACAGGTAATGAGTCACCGATCTTGACAAGCTCTTTGGAATACCCCTTGAATTTCGCCGTAGACTCCGGAAACTTACCTCCCTCGGCTACGATTGCGGCACTCCTGACTATGTCGGCCTCGACCCAATCCACGTAGCGGATTACTCCCTGGTGGTTCCCGTCGGGAACTGGGATCTTTGGCAAAACATCGTAAAGGCCTGGGTTCTTAACGCCCAACTGCCCGATGTTCGGCAAGAAGTACCCGCTTGGGTTCGTTGCGATACTGGCCCTTAGGGTGTCCGCTTTAAGGACTACGTCCTTAGCGGTAATACCTTTGACCAAGTTTTGCACCTCTTCCCGTTGGTTCTTGATCGCAACGTGCAGCATAACTGGCTTATCGCCCCCTTTTCCCGCCTCTAAAGCCTGTGCGGCCTTTTCCTCTGCTTCTGTAATACGGGTTGCAAAATCTTTCATCTCCTGACTGTCCACTAGCGACTTAATGGTCGCTTTTAAGGTAGCCTTGGCCTCCTCTTCCGTGGGCGCCTTGGGCATACCCGCCTGTGCAGCCTTTAGGCTCTCGCTAACATATTGCAAAAACTCTTTTTGCAATCTAGCTTTCTCCTCGATCGTCTGTGCTGAGAAGTCCGAAACCCCTTCGCCGTCCAACCACTCTTTTAATGTCTTTAACATTTTTTCTATTTAGATTAAGTTTCTATAATAAGCTTCCTCCCTCAACTTCAATTCAGCCAATCGAGTGTCTTCCGACGATTCGGTTTTGGGGGAAGTGCCTTTGGCGGGGTCCCCACTACTGTAGATATTCGGTGTTGCATCATTGCTTCCCGCAATGACCATACTGCCCTCTTTGAAGATCTTAGCTTCATCTATTGCCCAAAAGTACTTATTTTCTGCCACAATATCCTTGTTTGCGATCAAATCTATGCGATCGTCGTACAATTTTTTGTTCTCCGCCCAGTCCTTGCTGTCGGAATCCATCGCCAATGTCATCTTGACATACTGCATCCTGACGGAGTTTTGCATGTCTCGCTTCTCCTCTATGACTTTCCTCGCTCCCCCATGTTCTATTTTACCCATGGGTATCTCATATATGAGGGCCTGAGTGTTTCCCTCATAGGCCTTCCCCGCCATCGCCCACGGGATTTCCTTTACGAAGGACGTTACGTCTTCGGGCCAGGCGATTATGTCCGCAATCTTAAGGCTGTGGGACTCAACGTAGAACAACTTACCGACGTTGGCCTTTAGGCTCCGGTCCCATATACCGTCGAAGTGGACGTCGCCGTGCGAGTCGAAATATTTAGTGGTGTTGATGATCGGGTAGACGTACCCTTCCTTTACCCAGGAGGGTGTGTCCACACCCTTGCCCGTGAATAGGGATTTCTCTAAGAACGGACTAACGGAAAAGCCGTCCAGCTTCTCCGCTGACTTGAATATCTGCGCACACTTTAGGGATATGAGCCTTGCCTCGTTCTCCTTCAACGCTGCAAACGCCTCGTCATGGTTCTTAAATACCCTGTTTGGAAACTCCTTCAACCGTACTTCCATTCTCTTTCTTTTTTAAATCGTTCCTAAGAGCCTCGACGTTAACGCCCTCGCCCTGTAATTTCTGTATGTATGCTTCGTTCTTAAGCTTTGCGCCCAGGTCCTTTATGTAATCCGCTCTTTCCATTATGTTTCGTTTTCCGTGCCGGCGAGGTCTCCCCCGTTGGCGTTGGTGGGCCTCATCGGCTCCGTAAAATCCGTGAAGTCGAAGCCGCAAGCGTCGGACGCCTGTTGTTGGCCTACGCCCCCTTCGACCAATTTCTTGTATGCCGTTGCGTTCTTGTCCAGCGTCTCCGCCCTCTCCTTCTCGAACGTCTGTACGAACGGTAGGTGCGTGTAGTCCAGTTCCAGCCTCATTCCCGATATGTTGTAGAACTTTAAAAGGCCCTTACAAAAATCGTCGGCCGCCGGTTGGACGCAATAGGATATGATGGAGGCTCTTGCCTTCTCCTGGTTCTCATAAGTTGCGCCTCCCTCGAAGCTTTCGATAACGTCCTTTGGGATATTCAACATCTTTCCAATAAAAAAAGCATCGTTCATAAAGGCCTTGTCCAAGCTCTGTAGGCCGTTCAGGTTCTCGACGAACCTCTTTATGTCCACCATCGACTTCATGCCGTGTATGGACTTGTTCCCCATCACTTTCCGCTCGACATCGTCCGCTTCCTTGGCGCCCATCGGCAGCGTGGATACGTTCCTCACGTCATGCTTCCCCGCAACGATGTACTTCTTTGCGAGCAGGGAGTTTACGTTCTTTGCGTTGAGTATGTTGTCCGAATTCTTTATGATCTTGTGGAGGGCGTCCACCCTGCTCGGTGGGTAGAACCACCCTGTAACCCCGTTGGATATGTCGAAGAACTGCTTCATAAGCTCGTATTTGAACGGGATGTCCTGCACATTGGTCTTGTATCTGAGCCGCTTGGCCATCAACTCCCTGATGGAGCTGTCCGAAAGGAACAGGCTGCTCTTGTTCTCCTCGAACCATTTAGGCCACTCTATGCAGTCGGGCGCCATCCAGTACAGCATATTGGCGCCGCCGGATTTAAGGACCTTGGAGTCCGACAGCATATTGGCCGATCCCAAGAGCCGCCAGAACATAAAGTCCCACTTGAACTGATCGCCCGACTGCATCGGGTTCGGGTCGTCCAATAGGTCGAGTATCGGGTGTTCCGCTACCTCTTCCGCGTCCTTGTCCTTCCCGTTGTACAGTTTGAACCTCCCCATAGAGCAGAGGTCGGGGAGCAGGGCGAATATAAAAAGGGCCGCAGGGTTTTCCAGTACCTGCTTTAGTCGGGTATGCTTATCGAAGTTGGTATCGTTGGACCACGTCTCGAAATAGTATGTGTCACCAAAAGGTAAGATCCTTTTTATGATGCCGGGTATCCTAAAACTGAACGCCATATTTTTATTTTGTTCAAAGGTAATTATTTTTTACTTACCTTTACTGTGGTTATTTTCAATTGGTTTTATTGTTTTAGACCCCTAGGCTCTTGCTTAGGGGTTTTTTTTTTTATGCCAACCGGATAATGCCCTCGGACTGTAGCCAGCTCGCTACGTACCTGATGCCGTCCATGTGATGGTTATTGATGTCCTTCGGCTTCCCGTCGATGATGTCCCCGAACCTGTCCGTGTCCCATTGGTAGTTCTCCTGCTCGAACTCTATGTTCGGGGAGGTGTCGGTGTAGCGGACCGTCAAGTTCTGCAACACGTCGATACCCGCCATGATGGAGCCCTGCCCCTTGACCGCGGCGAACGCATAGTCCCACCCCATGTCGCGGACGGACAATATCTTCTCCTCCCGGTTGTTATCGCATACGATGTAGGCGTTCTTGGGTATGGCCAACTCGTTGAACCGCCACGTAACGAGCCCCTCGTTGGTCTTCCCGTGTTCGTCCTGCCCCTCGATGTTCTTCAACTGGTTTACCGATAGCGCCTGCCTCCATTCGTTCTCGCTCATATAGTTCCGCTCGTGCACGTACAGCTCCCCGTCCAAATATTTGACCTCGCCTATCGCCCATGGGTCGCTCTTGCCCCAGTCGGAGTAGAAGAATGTCTGCCTATCGATCTTAAGGTAGTCCTTGTACTCGCACGGCTTCCAATTGAATATCCTTCCTTCGACCCCCCCGACCTCGCCCAAGCCGTATATCCTCCACTTGTTAGCCCAATATTCGTTAATGACATTGCCGTCCATGTCGTAACCTTTCTCCTTGTAGCCGAGGATTTCGTCACGTTCCTCTTTGGATAGGTACTCGTTGTCCTTGAACGTGAGGCTGACGTGGGTACAGTCGCTGCGCGTGGCCACCTCCCTGTGGTACCAGAACTTACTGTTCGGGTTAAAATCGACGATCACCCTTTTCGCCCTGGATGTCAGCTCCCGATACGTTTCAAAATTGGTCTTGTTGGCTTCGTTGACGAACATTAAATCCGAGCGAAGGCCTTTACCGACATCCTCTTTGTCCAGGCCCAGGAACTTGATGAACGTCCCGTTGCCGAATACATACAGCGTCTCACCGGGGAAGCGGGATTTATCGAAGTAGCCTAGGTCCCGCATAATCTTTTTGAAATCCTTTATGACCGTAATCCGCATCTTGGTCAGCTCCGCCGAGGCGATGAATATCTCTTTGTCCGCGTTCTTGTACGCATAGTCGCAGATGAGCCAGAGTATGGCGAATGTTTTCCCGGCTCCTTGGCCTCCTTGGACTCCCCAGATCCTAGTTTTTAGGTTCATTATCTTACGCAGGGCGGTCGTTTCTTTTAGCATTTTAAGTTTTTAGGATCCATAAAAAAAAATTTGGAATTATGTTTTCAAAATTCAGGTGTTCCGTTAACAAAAGTTTAACACTTGTTTCTGAAAAACTTATAGACAAAATATTGAAACAGAAGAGGCGCATAAAAAACGGAACTTTTCCCAGCTTCTAACTATCTGGTAATCAATCGATTAGCTTAGCTCTTGCTGAGGTCTCCGGGGCTGCCGAGGCTATGTTAAAGGATTGCGGTATTCTTAGGTATTAACACTTATTAACATTTAATCACCAATACGGCCGACCGTCCAATAATTAACCGCTTGATAGCCAGGCGTTTAATTTTCTATTTTACATAATGATTATTATAGTACAACTAACTTAGGTCGTCATCACCATCCGCCTCGGCCCCCAAAGGATTGACGTTAAGTACTATTGGGTCGGGTTTCTTTTGATTGTTGTCTTCCTTATACCCGCCTAAATGCTTTAATATTTTATCGATCGCCGTTTGCTTGCCAGTTACCTTGACCTCAATAGGGGTCATTATTGGGACAATGTCGCCGGCCTCATTGGTTATGTATTTGGCCTTGAACTTAATCGACTCGATCGCGTGCCGCGCATGTTTAGGTATATCGTGTATAGGTTTAAACGTGCCATCTGCGTTGTATAGCTCGCTCGCCTCGGTCCGTGCTATGTCTGCCAGTATGTTGACACATTCCTCCACCGTTATCTTATTAGCCGCATACATTTCGCTGAATGTGCTATCAATGTGGGCCCGGACATCCGGGTGTTTCAATAGGTTACATGCGGTAACGGCCGCGCTATCCACGGCATACCCGGCGGCTATCGCGGACCGTGTCCCGTTCCTATCTTTGCAATACTCAGTGCAAAAAACTTTTTGTTTATCGGTCATATTAGTGTGAATTAGTTTACAAAACTAAACAAAAAAAGCCCCATATCAATTAAGATATGCGGCAAAAAAAGTTTTCTGGATGTCCGCACGGTGTGCGTTTCTACAATTTAAACTATCATTTTGCGGACTCCTTTTTTAGTCAATTCCGTATAATTGCCCGACTTGCCTCCTCGTGGGGAATCGTTCAATTGGACAAAATCAATACCTTCCTTAAGTCCCGCCGTTATTAGGACCTCCTTAAGAGCCCACGTCCTATCGATATTGGTTGTAAACCGGCCTGATCCGGATGTATGGCTCGTGTAAACTTTGCCCCCTTCCGTTAAAAGTTGTTTAGCATACCGGAAGGCATTGCTATTCCTAGCTATGATTTTAGTCCGTTGTTCAAATGTCCTTAATTTCATGGTTTCCTGTTTTTAGTTATTTTACGGGATGACTTAACAACGTCCGTCTTAATTATTATTTCGGCCTCCTTGGTAACGTACCTTGATTTTTGTTGCCTGCTAAAATGATTCTGTAAGGTCCCGTACGGTATGCCGGTGTTATTGCTCAACGCCTGTAAAGTGCTGAATGATTTGTAATTGTCCGTTAGCCTATCGTGGTATATGTACATAATTATATTTTTTTAAAAAAATTAAAGTATAGGCCCATCTCCGCACTGAGAGAGTAATACGCGTGTTTATTTATCATTACATCGAATGATAGCCCCTCATAATTATCCAAGCTCATAGGGGTCCACCATACGCCATTAAGCCTCATATTGCATGGGTTTATGTATATCATTTCGCCCCTATCGTAGGCCTTCCGTGCCGCCGTCCTATTAATCTGTTTTACGGCCGTCCCGCATATATTTATATTTTGCCCTGTGTATCTCATAATTTCTATTAATTAATTTTTACCGCTTTAATTTTTAACTCCAGGTCCCCGGTATTCCAGCACTGGAATACTATACCCCCGCCATATTGTTTGTTATGGAATTTTCGGCCCCCTATCGTTTTTGCTATTTTTAGGGCTTCGCTATAACTGTCCGCTATCTCTAAGTAATGTATGACAGTTCGCGGATTGCCATACCCGTCACTATTTATTTGTGTAAATTCCATAAGTCCTATTTATTTAAAATTTCGGGCAATTTGCCCAATTCGTCCTGTAATTGTATCAATCTAAGGGCGTCACCGGCCTTAATGCCCATTTCCCGGCCCTTAAGTTTTGCCAGTTCCCATAAGGGGTTGGAATCCCATCGTACCGCACACGGCGTCAATATCCTTTTACGTTTTTTCATAATTTCTTATTTTAAAATTTGTTAATTTATCTATGGGTCAAGGGCACTTTATTTTTTATCACGTCCTTTACCCTTTGGTACCTCTTTAACTTTTGGCTGTTTAGGTACTAGTCAATACTATCCCTTATCATTTCCATAAGCCCACTTTTTTCGTGGTCATCTCCATAAAAACCCCCACAAGAGTCGCTTAAACCTATTTCACTATCTATCGTAAACCCATAAGCGTCCCCCCATGCCCAATATCCAAAAAGCTTAAATCCACCCTCAAAATCCTTTTCGTCCATACTTTTATAGTCTCTTCCGGAAACCCTTCCGAATTCAGGCGTCCAACACATAAAAATATCCGTCCGGTCACTCTGCGAATAACCTGTACTTGTTC